TATCAAGAATATGCAGATATTCCTCATCATCTGCGAAAGGTGCTCAGTCTTTCGACTGCCTCCCCATGTCCTTTAAGTGCTCGATCTAAGATAGCAGCTCGATCAATTTTGGGAATCATGCCGATCCAGAGCATATTACGATCAGCGTTTTGCTCCTGCTGTGTGAGTACGATCTGCAGGCGCTCAAACTGCTCCTGATCTGGCTGCTTGGCATGTGTCACACAGATTGCAATCAGCTGATCCTGCGATTGATTGATTTTGTCGATGTGCTCCGGCCGTACTTTTGACAGCATCGAATAGGCGCGATCGATCGCCTCCTCTGTGACATCTTCACTCGATAGCTCTTGGCTGATATTCTGAAACTGTTGCAACTCGCCAGATTTCGCCAGCGCCTGTAATGCTAGAGAGTTCGACAGGCTAGCCCGCTCGATCTCAGCTGGTGACAGGATCCGCCCCTTAATCACTAGCTGCCCCGTGAATATCTCCATTTCGAACGTTGATGCGTCCTGTACTTGGCTTAAAAAATCTTTCAACATGTGGATCTCCGTTGATTGTGGTTTTGCCTCTATTCTAACTGATCTAACTGCTGGCTATATAGTTTTTTTTCATTTATTTTTGATAAAAGCGTAAACTTTTGTTGACAGTGATAAAAATAGTTGTTAATCTGTGTATATAAGCAATGACGCTTATACAACAAAACAACAACGGAGCACAAAATGAGTTTTGGAAAAGCAAAATTTTCAATCGATCAAACTTTCCAACATGCAGGATTAACGCACAAGATCATTTGGATCGATAATCCAAGATCCTATACTTTTATCTATACATGTAAAGATTCGGATGGTCGTACATACAAACTTGAAGAATGGCAAATCCAGCGTTTTATCAAATAATCATCAATCAATCAACACGGGCGGCTCCGGTCGCCCACTTACAACAACGGAGCAAAACAATGACACGACAACAGGCAAAACAAGCAGGCGAGATCATCGGATTATCAATGTGCAGCATCATGACACTATTGATAGCACATGCAGCACTCAGAGCAATCGCCGGCCTTGCACATTATATCTAATCTTAATCCTCAATCCCTTAACATTTTCGAGCCAGCTGGATCCCCTCTAGCTGGCTCTTTTATATTCTGGAATCTGAAATTGAAAAGAGCCGACTGCAACAACGGAAAAGCAGCCGGCTCAAAACAACAAAATAAGTATCAATCGATATCAAACAACCAATCAGAATTTGAATTAATACTCACCAGATGAATTAGCATTTTTCAAAGTGAGCGTCAAGCCATTATCTGAGCTGCTTGCATAGCCTCGGAGTGTAAATGTTCGTTCAACTCGGCCGAATGCTGTAATGTTATCGTTGTAATCTTCGATAGTAGCATCATCAAGCTCGATCTTGAATTCGTGATTGCTGTCAGCGCTGCGGATAAAAGTGATCGACACGTTGCCAGCATTGCCAGCAAGAGAATCATTGTACAGACTGTTATCTGTTACGTCGCAGGTAATCGACATAGTCACTTCGCGCACGTCAGTCGGCACAGGCTCGCCGGTCAGCTTAGAGCCTAACAGATTGCGACGATCTAGCTTGTTATCTAGTGACAGCTCAAAAGATCGGATGTCAAGGCTAGCGATTGACAGCGAGCCGCCCATAGTCAGCGATCCAGCTTCGTAGTGATACACTTGATCAACGCTCGGAAATGATGCAGTGATGTCAGTAGTACGCGCCGCGCCATCTTTGCCGATCAGATCAAAAGAGCAAGTCATCTCGCCGCCTGCCTCTGCGCTGATTGTCATTGCGCTAACTTTGCATCCAGTGAATTCCTCCATTGAATTGCTCAAGTTTGTTCCGCGCTGAAATTGGATCGTCATGCTAGGCTGATCAAAGTTTGGTGAATAGACGTGCGTATATGGATCAGCCGATCCTGTTGTTGATAGATCGCCCAGTGCTGCTTTTAACAGCATGCCGATCCCATCATAGAAAGCAGGCACTTCAATAGAGCCGCCGGCCTGTCTGAAGCCCTCAAACGTGCCAGATAGCAAGCCAGAAGCAGGAACGCTTAAATGAGTGCGTCTTTCGCGCTCCTGTGTCACTTGTAGAGTGCTAGAGATCAGTTTGACGTCCTGCGTGGTTGTAGTCTGAGCCGTACCCCATGATGATTCGAGTCCGATTCTCAAAAATGAGTTTTGTGCGAATAAAATAGCCATAATATGCTCCTTAAGGTAGTAAATCGATCACTCTGAGAATAGCACGATTCTCAAGGGATTGCCCTAGTGTGGTGATGATGTTGATTGCTATAGCGTAATTGAATCCATTAGATCCGGCTCTGTACGTTGCACGAATAAATCCATTGCCGGCGCGTGTCTCCTGTGCTTGAAATCTCGTGCTGCTGTCAACGCCTGAATCATCGTAGCTGTGGATCGTGACGTATTCGATCCCCTCCTGATCATTGCGCTCATTGTATGGCGTTAATCTTTTAGCCAGCTGCGACGTGACGATCCAAAAGACATGCACTTCGTCAGATTCAGACTTGATAAAGGACTGCACAGGCTGATCTAGAGCGCTCTGGCTGTCTCTGGCATTAACTACTCTGCTATGTGGTGCAGATAGCAAAATATAGCCATCTTTGGGCAATGAAATCGTTACGCTGGTACTGTGATCTGTTGTCTCATTTGGCTCATAGAAATAGACATAGCAAATCGACAATGAATCGTCGTGCTTGATTTTATATCCATCGATTTGCAACGTCAAAACACGATTAGCATAATCAGCGCCTGCTTTTCTGGCAAAACTCACCAGCTCGCCCGTCGTATCTGTTACAACGACATCTTTAAAATCTGATCTGATGTTATCCCAAAAATCATCCCAATCACGGGGAATATCGATTTCGATGTCAATCGTAGCCCCTATACCAGTGCCGCCGAAAGAATTAATCCCGACAATCTGTCGGCGTCGATAGTCTGCATTGTACCACGTCATTTTTATACTCCTGTTCTACTCTGGAAAGGCACAGTCGCTTCAATGTAGCCAATCGCGACATTGTCCAGTCCATATCGATCGCCCTCGACAGCTGTGAAATTGCAAATCACATTGTCGATCGTGCGTGTCGTATCTGGATTAGCAAGGCCTAGCCATCGATCCTCTGTGATTGCCTTGATCACATCGCTCGACAGATTGACAGCATTTTGTAGGCGCTCAGCAACAGAAGCGCCGCCGCAAAACACATAGATCTCAAATCGTGCTGTCATGCGATAGCTAGCCAGATTTAAGCCCTGTTCTGTAGTGAAATCGATAAAGTTTATAGACGCATAGGGGATCTGCGGCGGTTCGAGTATTGAGCCGATAACAGCGCAATTGCGCATATCGACACCACTGTAGCCGCTAGTGAAATCCTGTGCAGTTTTGTCTTTAAGTGCATTAATAATCCTGTATGTTGTTGAATCTGGCATTATTTATCCTCTAGCAATGCAACACGCAGCAGATCATTGAGCTTCGGCCGGATCTCGTTTTGCTGTGCTTCGATGCTGCGGCCGAGAAATAGACGGGGCTTGATGTAGCGCGTGCCGAATTCAATATAGCGCGCATATTTTAACTCTGCGCCGCCAAATTGCCCGCCTGCTTGAAGTATAGCAGTAGGCTTGCCGTCCACAACAGCAAAACGCCCCGCGATCGATTGTCGGAGCCGTCCTGTGCGATTATTGAATCGTGAAAAAGCCACCTGCTTAGATCTCGCCTCCATTTCGAGCGCTGAGATCTTGAGCCGCTTTTCTAGCTGATTCAACAGCCGCCGCTTTGCGCCTCTCATTTGTGGCGATAGATCTTCGAAATCCATTGCGCCCCCTAGATGATGACTTGACTTGATCGATAGGGATAAAGTAGCTGCTTAACTTCATCAGGGATCACATTTGGCGAATAGGTAGTCGTAGCGTTTCTAACTGACTGGCTTTTCTTGCCTTGACTGCTCTTTGCTCTGTGTAGCTGGCTAGCATAGACGCAGACAGCATGAACGAGATCTCTGTGAAATAATGTAAATCCAAATGTGCCGATTACACGATTGCCTCGATATGACTTTGTAAATCCTACAGTGCTCGTATCTGGCTTGATAATCAATAGCCCCTGCTGCTTGTCAATGTCGTATTCGTCAGATTTTACTTCTGTGTCTGCTGTATAGGCTCGATCTGGATCGGCATGCACTGAAGTAATCGATACAACGGGGCGGATCGGCAATTGTAACACGCTAATATCATCATACCAATATGAATCGATATAAAGAGTGTACGTTGATACTGCTAGAGTCGGCGTGTTACTGCTATCAGGCGCAGGAAAGCCGAGCCAGCGCGCAATCGCTGCCTCGACTCTATCCAACAAATTAGATAGCTCTGTATCAGCATTTGATCCCGATATTTCTGGCAAATATTCTTTTAATATGTCCGTAGTAACGAGAGCCATACTGATACAAATCCTCTAGTCAGTTAGTATTTGCGAGCTTGACGAACTTGCAAACAAATAGTCGTATTTGTAGCCTTTCCGCTTGCTGCTTTTAATACCTTGACGATCACAGATTGGCCGGCCTCAAATACTGCTTTATCATTTGCACCTTGATTAACAAGATCTTCAGATTGAAGAGCAGTCAAAGCGCCCTCAGCAGTGTTTAAAGTAGCCCACTGAAACAATGCAGTAGTTTTATCATTGCCGAGCACTTGAAAAGTAGCATAATTAGATGGATCAGCAGCGATTCCACCGACATCGACAACTTTAGCGGCTACAACTTCAACGCGCTCATGAAAGCAGATCGCTACAGTGTCAGCAGTGCCGGCAGCTGTATTAAGACGGACATATTCAGGATAATAGTAAGACATAATAAACTCCAGTTAGATAGGGAGCCGAAGCCCCCTAATCAATGATTATAGATTGAATCCGAAAGCAACGTTTTTCACGGTTGAAGCATCCAAAGAATCAAATGTCAATCGCTCAGTAGCTACCATGTTGTAAGCGCCAGAAGTAATATCTTGCTCTTGTTGGATCTGGATGCCGCGACGTGCAAAGATATTCCAAGATTCACGAGATACTACCAACATACCAGTAGTAGCGCCGGATCCTGTGTACTTTCCAGTAGTAGCAAGATCATCAGACATGAATCGAGATACTACTACAGGCATTCCGAAGATCGATCCCAATTGGCCAGTCAAGATTGTAGCTTGTGCGCCGAATTTATCCAAAGTGATCAACTGATCTAATCCCATCAGATTGCCGTAAAGAGCTTCAGGAGATACGATCAACACTTTGTCAGATGCAGCATATTCGCCCAATTGAGAAATCAACTCGAGCATTTTTGCAGCGTCGAAGCTGTTAATGTTCAAAGTAGTAGATTTATCAAATGCAGCAGCACGCAATCCAACGAATAAACGACGATGATCATTTGATCCGCCTAGACCAGCAGATCCCCAGCGTCCGCGAATATCCCAGTTAGCAATATCATCTTGATGAGTAGCAGCTGAATCACCATTGATGATCGCATCTTCAAGAGCATCGCGCATATCCTTAGCGATCATGCGTTGCATAGCAGGCAACAACAAAACAGCAGAATCTTCGATCAACTCTTCGTCAAGGATGTAACGAGTAGCGAGGCCTTTAGCCGTGATCTGAGCTTGTCCCATAGAGACAGTGCTAACAGGATACAAAGCAGGATTGTCGCTTGTTACAGTGCCTTTGATGTATGGACGGCCGCCGCGATCGATGCGTGGTGCGAGCATAGTGTTAGATGTCATCTGCACTTCATTGAACAAAGAGCGAACAACTGTCGGCACTTGATATTCCATGTGCAACTGTGCCAAGAATTGATCAGGGATCAACTC